CTTGGCTTAAACCAGAATCGAGTTCATAACTACTTGGCGCTACCGCTTCAACGATTGCATCTTCTGCTGTTGTTCTTGGTGTAACTTCACCTTCAAAACCTAAAACTTTATCTAATCGTGCTTTTAACACTTCATAAGATTTAAAGTTCTTTTCTTCCAAGAATTCTTTGAGTGAGTATTCTTGTTTCCATAAGTTTTCAAGTTTATCATCATCACCGCCCATAACAGGTTCTTTATCAGCGAATTCAGATTTATCATAGTTACGGTAACCTTCAACATTTCGAATCTTTAACTTGAAGTTTGCACCGTCCCATAAATCAAATGGGTTAACTGGCACTTCATCAGCAAATTCTGGATTCATTGCTTCAGTAATCTTATCAAAGATTTTTTTACCAAACTTAAATAATCTAACTTGACCTTCATTTTCAGGATGAGCAGGATCAGAAACAACTAGAATGTTAGAGATGTAATGTAATCGTCTCTTTTGTTTTCTAGCAATCTCTTTGTTTGCTTCAATGCCTGAATTCCATAATGTTGAGTTGTATTCAGAAACAGGATCTTTTTGGTTCAGAGTTGTTAATGAGTTCTCAATATACCAACCACCAGGACCTTGAAATCCATGAGAGAACACTCGAACCCATGGCAACGCATCATCACCATCTACTGCCGGTGCTGGTAGAAAACGAATAACGGCCATACCGTTACCAGCTTTATCTACTTCTGGTTTCCAAAATCGTGTATCTTCGTTTGAATTTGAATCTTGGGTGGGATTAGTGGTTGTTTCAATCGCTTTAGTTAATTTATCTAAACTAGAACGATTGCGTTTGAGATTAGCAAAGCTATTCATATCGTATTTTCCTTGTATATAATTGTATTAAATGTATTACTTCTTATCCACATATTTCATAATATAATGCTATTTAGTATTCTCATTAAGAAGTTTTTTGAGAATTAGTTTATATTTTACTACATCTCTTGGTAGAAATGCGGTAAACTTTAAAACTTTTGTTCTAAATTCAGGCCACCGTATCGTATCAGAAATCTTACTACTCCACATAGGAAAGAAGTTTAGAACTGAGTTTAAAATACAAAGGGTTTCAACCGTTATATCTCTTTGTAGTGCCATTGTTAAGAGTTTAGGATATTCACCATTTGTTTTAATCAAGTCATTTGGATTGCCATCAGCAAATAACTTTTTACAATCACTCTCAAAGGTATAAGAAAGTGATTGTAAAACCTTTTTGTGATTGAGATATCTTTTGTTCGCTTCGTCTGTTAATAGTTCGCCAACCCATACATTTTCTTTTTCGATGAAATTGTAAACAAGAAATAATATCATCTCATCTCTATCTGTAATTTTTCTGGATAGTTTATAGAAATGGTATTTGTCTTTTCTGTTTTCGAATTGTTCAGGTGTGACATTTGTTTTACCGTGATATTTGAAAAAATCAAATGATTCTTTGGTAAAGTGGAGTTTAAGAGCATTATATAAAGTGTAAGTTTCGTAACCTGTCATAAAAAGGGGAGTTTTGTAGAGTTCTCCCAAACTCTATAATAAAATTACCACCAGCCAGTTAATTTGCCAACAACTTCAACTACTACCACGGCTACTGCTACATTAACAACTAAGTTCCAGTCTAAATGTAAATCAGGCATAATGTTCTCCTTATTATAGGTTGGATTGTTATTTTTGTGAGATAACAACAAAACTCAAATGGGCAGTCTATTGCCCTTATCTTTTAACATATTATTATCCATTGCATCACTTTCTAATCTAGCCTTTAGATTAGCATTACACAGTGTTGCAGCTACTTCTATTTCTAAACCAGTTTCTTTACAATAAGCTGTTATTGCTTCAATGTAATTATAATCGGTGCGTGAAACTAAATCATGTATTTCTTTGGCAAATTTTGCCATTTCATCTTTTGTTGGCATAATCTTTTACTTTTTAATGGGTGCTGGTTGATAATCGGGTGTCTTAGAAGTATAGGCATATGCTACACAAACAGCATCTATTTCTGAAGCATATGCACACCTTACTGATAATGGATCAATACCTTTTTCTATTGCATCGGTTACATTCTTAGCCATCAATTGTCTATCTTGTATATGATAATATTGATATGTACCAATACAAGATAATATTATAATTGTCAAACAGATACCAAAAGTCATATTTAATTTCTCACTCATTGAACTTCCTTATCATTATAAAAAATATGTTTTCCAATTACAGCCACTTTATCTAAGTTCTTACGCCAAACTGGTCGAACATAATCAGCGTGATAGAATAAAGCACCTTTTGATGGGTCATTCATTTTATCATGGTTAGCATATACATCTACTGCTAAGTTAATGATATCATTATACAACACTTTGTTGTGTCTTGTCAAGTATTCCATTGATTGTTTGCCTTCACAATACCACGAAAACTGGCAAACACCTCTATATTTAATTTGTTTAACGACACCACAAATGGTGTTTGGAAAACCATCACTGTTTACACGATTCAATGTAACCATGGCCACAGCAACTTGACCACTTAATGGTTCATGTGCTGATTCAAAAAATATATTTTCAGCTAAACACATTACTTCTTTTTGTGTTTTACTGGTTAGTTGGTCATATGATACTTTATGTTTGAAGTCGCTTTTTTCGTTGGCTTCTATTTGAATGGCTTTTGAGCCTGTTTGAAATATTAGAAAACATACTAATATTGTCAGAAGCGGTGGAATAATATAAATCAGTCCTTTACGCATACATTCTCCTTTTTGTGAAGATGTGAGTTTATTTATGATCCTAAAGTAACTCACCACACGATTGGCACAATAAAACAGGGGGTTCTTTACTCATTTGTTGTTTAAACCCACACTTTTTGCACACTTTTTCATCATTAAACATCTTATCATTTGGAAATCCATTCACATGAGCCTGTAACGCTTCTTCAGGTGTTTTCTTATTTCCAAATATTCTATCCCAACCATCTTCATAGGCATTTGATGGTCCTTTTGATTTTATGGTGTCACCCGTAATGTCATTTTTTGCAGCCATTTAATTTCCTATGCTAAAAATATCGTATATAGTCCTAATAAAACTAATATAGCACCACCGACTTTAATAAGTAGTGATATAAAATTACTAAAAAAATACATCAATATTCCGAGAAAAACAACAAACCAAACATCAGCAATATCTCCTGAAGACAATTGAATTGGTGTGTGATCTTCAATATATTCTTTTACTTCTTCAATGGGTTGTGTAATAATTGGCATGATTTACCTCACTCGTTATCATAATATTCATCAATAAAAAAGTTCAAACCTCGTAAATAGTCTTCTTTCTCTTTTACAAAGATTTGAGTATCACCATTTGCTACAGCAATAGCAACTACAATCTGGTTGATTGGTCGACCAGTTCGTTCTTCAAACATTTCAGCATAAGCTGAACATTGCATGAAATAGTTTTGAATCCACTCTTCATTCTTTTCTTTACTGGCAGTTTTGAAATCAATTACAGACAACTCACCATTCCATTCAGCAATACAATCTACACGACCAGCGATTCTTAATTTGTCAGAATAAAGTGCCTGTTCAAGTGAATATATTTTACCAATATTATCATCTAACTTTGGTTTTATTTTCACAAACAATTCTTTTGCATCAGGCATGACTGAATTAAGTTTTAATGGTGATAGTTCATTGAGTAGATAAGATTCACACAAAGAATGTAATCGTGTGCCTCTTGTTGATGCTTGTGTTGATATTTTATTGGCAGCTTCTTCACCAACTCGTTCTCTCCATTCTTGTATTGCTTTTTTATTATAAGCAGATAGAATAGTGGTTACAGAAGGATAGGCATCGCCATTTGGTGTTACATACTTACGGCTGCCATTTTCAGTCTTGGATTGTAAGTCAAAATCCAATTCTGGCAAATTCACAAATTCAAACATTATATACCAAATTTCTTCTTATGATCTCTAACAATCGATTCGGTTTTAGCCCGTTTGATTGTTTTGTTTTTGGCATAACGGTCTGCAAGAGGACTGCCTGGATTCTTTTCAGCAATTTTTGCCATCACTTCTTTAAATCCATCATCAGTTTTTGCATCCATATTATCGCCAACTCCACCAACAATTGTAAATCCTGTTGGCACCTGTTCGATGTGTGAATTATTTTTAAGTAATTCTTCTTTGCTAGATATAGACATCATATCTTCAAAGATTTCACCTGTTTCTTTATTTTTAAAATGATATATTGGCATAATCCATTTCATACCACGAAGGTATTTCCCTTTTAGTCCATTTTGCAATGTGTCTTTTTCTTTCGTTGTAGTATTTATGGTATGATTCCAATACATCTCCAGGAACTTTACATTCATCTGGCATAGCCGGTGTTGGTGCAAAGAAAACACCATCAGGTATATTCGCTGGTGGTGTTTCTAGCATTTCCAATAAACGGCTACAAGCGTGCTGTTTTCCATACCGAAAAGTATATTCTTGGAGTAGGTTCTTCCACAATGAAAACAGCCACTTGTAGTTCTGTTGATTAGCTCTCGTCCATATTCCACTCGGATGATTGACATGAGAAGCTTTCATCAATTCTTTTTCTTTTGGCCCATCCGTCAACCGCCACCGTTTAATCTTACGACCATTGGCCGTTTTACCATAATATTCTTCACCATCTAAAACTCGGTGAGCGGTCGACATCAGCTGGGCATACTCGATACACATTTTAGTTGAATGTTTATCCAAGTGCATCTCTGCACATTTTTTTGGATCATTATGCAAATAAAAGATATTCATTAGAACTCACTATCATAGATAATATTTTCTTGTATTTCTTCTTGCTTAATAATACCAACTTCTTTTTCTAATTCTTTAAATCGTTTAGAAGCCTGAACTTTTGCTTTAAGTTTTTCGTTTTTCCAAACTTCTTGTAAAAGAATTTTGTTTGCTTGGTCAGGAACATATCTTAGTTTAACATATGCACGATAACCATCTTTAGCGTGAATCAATGACATATTTTGTCTTTGAACACCAATCATATTAACTTGTGCTACAACAACTTTGGTTGTTCTATCAATTTCACGGATTACTTCTGAATCTAAAGAACCAACTTCAGTAGCATAGTCTTTTAATAAAGCACTCGTGTGTGATGAGAAGTTAGCAGCTAAATCTCGTTTAGCAGACAATGTTGCTTTATCGATAGCAAACTGCATATCTTTAGAGTATTCGGTACCAACAGCATACAGATTACCATTGTCATCAGCAAGTTCAGCATTATACCAATCTGGATAAGATACTTCAACACCAGGTTCGGCTGTTTTTGTTGAACCACTACTCATCTCAAAACCTGTGGTATATTTTACACTACCACAACCAGTAGCAAGTAACGAAGCAATCATTACTGCGATTAAC